CAAGTCGTGAATAGAGGCTTGCTGGTTGAATTTACCTGCCGCCGCGGCTTTCATGGCATCGAGAGCTAGCCCTGCCTCCGCCACGGGCGCAGCTGCCACGGCGGCCACTGGCGCGGCCGTAGCTGCCTTCGCCGCCGCTCCTGCAGCCTTCGCTTCCTTAGCGGCTGTGCGCGCCTCCCGGATGCCCTTGACCGTCTTGCCCAGGGTGCCGGCCGACTGGGCCGCCAGCGGCGAGAGGGTGGTTAGCCCGATCGCGCCTTCCAAGAGCGGATCTTTCTTGCCGGAGTAAGCGCGTGCGATCGCCTGCTTAGGCGTACCGAGGATATTAGACGCCGCTTCGACCGAGCTGACCGGCAGACCCTCATAGGTCGGCACGTCGCCTTGCGTCTCCAGCTCTTTCTTGCGAGCGGCGGCGCCCCTCTGCAGGTGCTCGCGGCCGACTTCGAGAAGTGCGCCAGGGAGCCGCTTGGCAGCCGCGAGCAGACCTCCGGCTGGCCCCGCCGGCATGCCGCGCAGACCCGCTTCCAATTCTGCCATCTGCTCAGGCTGCGTGATCTGAGGCGCTGGCTTCGCAGGTGTGGGCGCAGGCGCTGCGCGTGACTTAAGCGAGGAAGCGATCTCGTCTACTGTCGCGCTTTGCTGCTCGGGCGATAGCTTGAGAAAGCCGTCGTCAACCTTCACCCGCTGTCCGTCGATATTAAGCGTCGGCATCTCAAGGCTCTATGCTCCACGACACCCCGCCCTTGGTTTTGCCACTCGGCAGAACTGCGGGGGCGGGCGCAGCCGGCGCGGGTGTGGTTCCGGGGGTCGGCGGAAGAGTTGCTCCTTGCCCTAAGGCATCGACCGAAGCCTGGATGCGATCCCATCGTTGCTTCGCTTCCATGAGAAATTCATCCCGTTTTTTCGGGCTGCCAATATATTGCGCGTTGATAGCGTCGTAATCCCGCCCCCGTTCGATCTGCACCTGAATCTTCATACCGGCCAATGTCTGTTGCGATTGGATGCGATTAATAGCCGCTTCATGTCTATCCTTGCGGCCTTCCTCAAACTCCTCATGCTTCATTTTGTGGTATTCTGTTTGTGCAGCCGTACGCCCTTTTGCCTGCTCCGCAGACGCTTCCTTGTCAGCGAGATGCTGCTCGTAATTCCGTGCTTTTTCCAAACGAGATAATTGAGCCTTCGTCCCACCCGCTAGCAGCTGCCGATTGAACTCATCTGCTTTTTGCTGGTGTGAAAGCGCAGCGCCCCCCACAGGGGCCGGGGCGACGGTTGGGCCTGCAGGGGGCGCGCCCATAGTCGCCGAAGGTGGTGCGGCCCCCGGCGACGGGCCTTGTGGCTGAGGAGGCATGATCGACGGCGCAGCCATATTCGGGATGATGCCCGTAGGTGGGTTCATCATTTCGGAGAACCCCGCCGGGCTGATGGCGCTGCCTCCCGCCGGGGCGGCCCCCTGTGGCAGCAGCACCCCGCCGGGCGCCAGCGTTGGCCCGGCTGAGATCGGCGGGTAGTACACATCCCCTCCCGCGGGCCGGCCCGCGCGGCCGGGGTGGGTGTAATGATAAAGCTGCGCTTGCAGCCGCTGCGCCTCCATAGCGCGATGCTGCTGCGCCAATGCCATCTTGAGCATGGCATCTTGCGCTTCCTGATAGCCCTGAGAAATGCCGGCGAAGCCGATCGGGATCATGATGTTGCTGGTCCTGCGCCCCACGGCCCGCCGCCGCCGGTGCCTGTCCACGGCGTACCCCAACCGAGATTGACTGTCGGGCTAGCCCATCCGGTTGGGTTCGCTGCAATCCGTCCGAGCTGCGAGAGCGAGCCACCGAGCGCTTGCCCAAGCTGCATCTGCTGATTGAACCCTGCTTGTGCTTGAGCAAGCTGCTGCGCCTGTGCAGCAAGCGCGTTCGACTGTCCCGCCTGTCCCGCGCCGACGTACTGCAGATAGTCTTGGATCGGCAGGTTGCCGATCGTCTGGCCCGACCCGATCAGATTGTAGAGCGAGCCCAAGGCGCCGAGTTGCTGATTCCCGGCGAGCCCATAGCCGCTGAAGGGGTACTGCGCTCCCTGTGCGTACAGGCTCGGTGCCTGGCTCAGGAGATTAGCGCCAGTACCGTAGAGCCCCCCCGCCTGTCCGTACAGCCCACCGGCCGCCTGCGCACCCTGGATCGCTCGCTGAAGCTGCTGGTTTTGCCATGCGATGTCGAAGTTGGTCATCGCCTGGTTCGCTACCCCAGCCCCGTAAGGAGTGCCCGAGAGGCCATATTGGGCATTGGTGACATTCGCTTGATCCCGCACCTGCTGCTGCATTTGAGCAAAGAGAGCGCTCTGCGGGTCGAGCCCCATATTGGCGACAGTGTTCGCCATAGGGAACAGATTATTGGCTTGTCCGAGAAGACCGCCTCCGCCTCCATATATTTGATTGGCAGCCCCATAGCCGAGGCCCTGAGCCCCCTGCAGCCCTTGCAGCATCAGAGCCGTGTAGGGGTTATTGTATAGGCTCGTAGCTGCGGTCTGCGCCTGCGGCAGCGCGCCAGCAGCAGCGCTGACGTAGGGGGACAAGTTCGTGCCGATCTGCGAGTAGGCTTGGTTCGCCGCGTCCGCAGTATTCGGCAGCATGAAAGACGCTGGGCTCATCGTCGGCACGTTCTGCGATGGCGTGCCGCCGAACATGCCCGCGAGTGCCGAGCCGCCCGAGACGAGCGCCCCTAGTCCGCCAATCGCCGCGCCGATGCCCATCGCAGCCTCACAGAATCGCTCGCATGATGATGTCGGACGGCGCGTAGTCCAGCCGTTTCAGAACCTTGCCTACACGCCCGTCCTCAAACCCAATCTTGAAGCTGATAGTATGCAGCACAACGCCGAGCTGCTTCAAGCCCCGACGGTTGGCCGCCAGCATGCGGACCCCATTCCAACCGGTCCGATACTCGGGAGCGAGCCAGAACATATCAGTATGCGCATGCTTAATCGAGTAGTGCAGGTGGGGTCCGAGCAAGTTGAAGCAATAGCCGACAAGATCGCGCGTGCGCGCGTCGCGCGCTGTCAGGATGCGCAGCGCACCGACCACCTCGTAGCCATAGAAGCTCTCGAAGTGCGGCTTGAGCGGGATTTGCTCTTTGTCGAGCGCGATCTCCTCCCAGTGGCGTTCCCACAACGGGAGGAGTTCGCTTGCGATCTTTTCGAACCGGCCCCAGGCGAATTTAATACTTGCGCCCGCCGCCTTTGGCGAGACCGCCACCACTCGAAGACTTGACGACTGAAGATCGACAGGCTTCATCATCGACGCTTCCCTTCGGCGGCGTCATCGACTTATCCGGGAACTTGGCGCTGTGATCGCTAAGCCCGTCGTGCAGCCCTTTTAAGTTTCCCGGCACGTTGCCCGATCCAGATGGCATGATCACACTCCTGTGAAAATAGCACCTCGTTCATTGAACGAGATTATCAGAAGTCGGCCGACCACGACAAGATCGAGCCGCCGTTCGCGCCGATTGGATAGCAGGCATTGCCGGCCGTCAGCGGGGTGCCTGACACAGTCCAGGTGCCGTAAGCACCTGTGGTCGCGTTGTTCGTCGTGGTGACGTAGAACGTCGTTGCCAGCACGGTAGAGCCCGCCTGAGCTGCGATCTTCCACGTCGAGCCCGAAAGGGCGGTGCCGAGAGCGGTGAACGTCGGGGCCGCACGCATGACCACCGGGAACGGGATGATGGTCTGGCAGGTCGAAGTCGTCGCAGCGCTGCCCATGCCGCCGACGCCACGGGCATCAGTCGGTTCAGCAAGCGTGTAGAAGTAACGCTGCGCCTTGGCAGTCTCGACGGTGATCGGCTTGAACTCATAAGCCGATGGAGCAGTTGCGCCGGCGCCCGCGACTTCAAGCTGCGCGCCCGTAATAGCGATGCCATCGGTCGTGCCGGCAGTACCGGAAGCTGACGGGGTATAGCAGATTGCAACACCCACTTCGGTCGCTGTGAGCGGCACTGCCACTGGGCCGGTGTTGTAACGCTGCCACGCTGTAGCTGTAGTCGGGGTCGTGACCGCGGTGTTGTAGAGGGTCGTGATACCCGTCCACGCCGGGGGAACCGCGCTGGCGGAGCCCTGCGTGCCGAAGCCCTCATCCGTGCCGGTCCCGTAGTAGACCCACAGGGTCACCGGCTGGCCTGCGCCCGTGTTAGCCGTCGCCGATAGGGCCTGCACATAAGCGGAGAAGATGACCGACTGCCCCTGCAGGGGGATACTGTCAGCAGATGGGATTTCCTGATGCATGCAGACGGGTTGAGTAAGTGCGCCCGTCTTGCGGTAGAGCTTGGTTTCGTTCAGAAACCCAGGAGGCGGTGTCGGCGTACCCGTGCCGATCGAAGAAAAGCCTGCGCCCGAGGCGACGTTGGTCTGACAGGTCCAGCGATCCGCACCGTACGCGGCGGTCGTAGCAGCAGAAGCGTTCTGTGCGCAGGTCCGTTCGGCAGCGCCGCGCTGCTGAACCTGGAACGCCCCGTTGTCGAGCAGGTTGCGGAAGTTGGTGGCAGGAGACATCGACTGGGCAGTCACGCCCGCGTTAATCGACTGGATCACGAAATTGAGACAGTTCTGAAGCTGGTTCGCCTCAAAGCAGCCTTGCGGTGGAGGAATATTCGAGAGCGAAGCGCCGTAGACAGCTACGCCTCCCATTAGAATAGCAGCAACGGCAGCGAGGCCGGCGGTCCATGTAACAAAACGGCGCATAGCTCGGGCTCCTTCGTAGGTGTCTGTTTAGTACTTGATTATCCCATTGAGCACAATGGTGTTCGGATAATAAGCCTGCCCTTGCCCCAGATTCCCATTGAGGGCGGCCGTGATCCCCGTCGTATTAGACCCAGTCGTAGCTCCTGTGGCCCCTGAGTTGACCGCCCCCGCACCGCCCACGGTAATGTTGATGTTGTTGCTGTTTGTCACCGTATAGGAATGCGTGTGCCCCGGATCAGTAATGGTCACAGTCGGCGCAAAGGGCGGCGCGGCTGGGAGTTGGGCGATGGTCAAGGTATTCGCACCACAGGTCCCCGCTAGCACACCGCCGCCACAACTCGACGCGCGGCCTGCCCCAGCATCGACGGCGACCGGATACCGGCCGCGCATGTCGGGGATGTTAAACGTGTTTGAGCCGTCGCCAATTCCATAAGCCGTGCCGATTAAAGCGAACAACGTGGAATAAGTAGTACGTGAAACTGCTTGTCCCTGCGCAAGAAAATAGCCCGAAGGAGCAGCGTTGACAGAAGTATAGAATATGACCCCAGCTGGTACAGAGCTGGTAAAATTACTCAGCAGCTCCCAAAAAGTTCCATCCCAAACGGCTTCAATGATTGAGTTCGCGACCAGCTCGCCACCACTCGTCGGCACCAAACCGCCCGGCTGCTGACGCGCTATGATAGCAGGTCCGATAGAGCCTATTGTCAGTGTAACTTGCGCCGTATTCGTGAACCCTGGAATGAACTGCACACGCGCGCCGACCGCAAGCGTGAACGTAGGGGTTGTTGAGGCGACTACTTGAGCGTTAGCCGAGCCGGTAGTGGCCACCGCCGAGACGTATGTCTGAGTGCCACCCTGCGACGGTGAAATCGGAGTAGTCAAACCGGTTAGCTGCGTAATGTCGGAATTGATGCCCTTCTTAGCAACGTAGCTGTTAACCCCGCTCACAATGGTGTTGAAGTTCGACATTACCTGCGAGGCATCGGCAGTCGTATTGTTCTGCAGCTGAAACGGCAGCCCTCCGATCGCTTGGCCCAAGGCAACCGCGCTCGCGGCGAGAATGAAGCCGGCGATCCATCCAGTGACCGACTTGCGCATCATGCTCCCACTGCTGTCTGCTGCAGATAGCCAAGCTGCTGATACCGCAGACGCAAATTTCCAATACGAACGTTGCCCGAGCTAGGGCCTGACACCGCAACCGCGAGGCGATTAAACACGATTGGCTGGTGCCATTCAAGCCATTGTGAAGCCAGCGCCGGGATCGAGCCGAGCCATGGGGCCTGCCCCCACTTGAACTGTCCCCACTTCGTTTGGCTGCCAGTCGTTTGCAACTGCACCGTATCGAACACAGAGTTGTTCTGGTCGACCGCGGACGCGTTGTAGCTATCGCCGGGGTTGAGTGCCATCATCAGCGCGGTTTCGACCATAACATGCTCGGACATGTCTTCTACATCCGGCAGCATCGAGGTCTGCCAAGCGAAGGTCAATTGCACGCCGTTCTCGATGTAGGTGCTCGATGGCATAGGTGTCGAGAAGCTCTGCAGAATAGTCCCGTAGCTGCCCGTCGCCTGCCCGATAAAGAAGTTATTGATGAGGAAAATCATCGCGTAGGACAGCGAGTGTGGACCGGACCAGCGGTCCCGCGCAAAGTCGTACCAGTACTCTTGCGTCGGGCTCCCAAGTGCGGCTCCATTCTGCACCGAGATGCGATAGACGTTTACCCCATACTGGCCGTTCATCCGGGACGGAAATACCGCATTAATGAAAGGGACATTGATGCCGGACCCAGCAAGACCGATCGGGTCCGAAACCCGACCAAAGAAATCGATCAGCCGCAGGCCGTCGGGAGCGATGAAGGCGAGCCCTTTGGGGGTCGGGCTGATCGAGTTGGGCGCGAGCGTTCCGGTCGCTGTATTAAGGGCGTTCACTGCGAGATTGCTCGTCGCAGAATCGCCCGTAATCTGATAGAGGTTCGAAGCCCCCTTGAATACGATGAGCGACTGTACGACACCGCCGAGCTGCGAGTTGAGTGGTAGGGGGGCGGTAGCCGTGAGCAGCGTATTGTCGCCGAAAGTCAATATTTGCGTCCCCGCTGTCGCATGCAACGGGGTCAGAGTATCGGAGAAGATCGCCGCCGGCTGCCCGCCGGGCGGGTTCACGAGATAATAAGCACGCCCGTTAAACTGGCCGCACGCATAGGGCGCAGACGTGAACGAAAGGGCGCCGCCCAAGTTGCCGGCCGACCACGCCGGGGTCGCCGGGGTCGTAATATCGATCTGCCCCACATAGTTGCCAGCCGCACCCGTAAAGCCTTGATGACACACCATGATCTTGGACCCTACCAAGGTCATGGTCGGCGGTATCCAGTCACCGGTCGGCTGCAACGAAGCAGGAACATTTGTGGACAAAACGCCACTAATGGGAACGAACGCATTTGTGGAAGTGTCGAAGCAGAACGGTACGTCGTCGCCACCGCCAAACATGTAGGAAGACATCATTCCGTAGAGCCGCGAGCCGACGACGAGGCCCGCGGTCATGAGACCATTTGAGGCCGAAGCGAGCGGGCCAAAGCCGGAACTCCAGCCGAGGGACCACGGATCGCCCATGCTCTGCGTCAGCACAGTAGCGGCCGGCCGGCATATCCACTGATCATCAGTGGACGGATCAGGGATCATATTAGCAGCCAGCGCCATCGCGCCAGCAAACACATTCGAGCCGTCCAGAGTGTCGGACACCCCCTTGCCCTTGAACGTGTATGGTTTGCTGTTGCGAAGCATATAGGCAATTTTCCGGGAATTATCCTGTTTCAGAATAGGATTATTATCCTACCATCCAATGATTTTTGTGTTCGGGAGGCGCGAGAAGTTCGAGCCAAATAACCTACGGTCGAGCTTAACCGTATTTGTCTTTCCCTCGGGATCATCCTTCATCTGCAAATAATGACGAAGGATCGATCCTGCCCCACCCGGGCAGCGGTCTGCATCGGCGGACAAGAAGGATTCGCAGCGCGAATCGTCAGCGATCTTCATCATTTCGCCAGCGAGCCGGGTCACAAGGTAGTTCGTGTTCGGGAACCACGGCACGATTGTACTGGTCTGTGGCGGCTGATTGTCGGACGCCCCATACGCCCCGAGCCCGATGTCCGCCATCTGGCTGTAATACCGCACAGTCATAGGCGTAGTGATGCTGGTAGGAGGCCAGACGAACAGGTTCGGCGGGCTAGCCGCCATGTCGGTAGTGAAGTCGCGCGGGAAGTCGTTGAACCCCTGCTGCTGCACGAGCGCATCGTACTCGCTCAGGTCCATCGGCACCATGAAATAAGGGACGCCCTGGAAGACATAAAAGACCATGCCCTTACGCGCGCGGAGGTAATCGGTCGGGAGCGCGTACGGCCCTGAACCAAGCGGCAGCGGGCTCCCTACAGCGGTCGCAGTAGGTGTGAGGGTCAGGATGGTAGTCTTGCGCGCGGCCTCGAGATCGTAGTCCTGGCAAAGGTCCTGCAGGATTGCGTTGAGCAGCTGCCCAGCCTGGCTAATCATCCCCGGCGTATGCGCTATCTGGCACGCCAGGGTAACGATCTGTTGCGCCTGCAGAGACATCGAAGATCGCCTTTGTCAGTTCGTCTTTCCGCTTCTTGAGAGCGCGGATTTCTGAGCGAGTCCGTTCAAGTGATTGTATCGTATTGTTGCGGGCTTGGCGATCCACGGACGCCATCTTGTCGGGGTCCCATGGCGGCACGACCGAATGATCCTTGTACTTGTCGAGGTGCTTATCCTGAGCCCGACGGTCCAGATCGTTGAGCGCCTCGCCATAAACAAGCACCTGACGCGAATGAAAAACGAGCTTCTCATCCAGGTCCGCCAGCTCAACCAGCTTGCTCTGCCGCAACGCCGCGGCAGCGATCTTGTCTAGCAAGGCATTGATCGTAGGAAGCGGGGCACTCGACGCTACATGCGACTGAAACACCAGGGTCATGCCCTTATCGCCCACGGTGAATTGATACGACATCCCCAGGGCGGGAACCTGCGCTATATCTGTACTCTTCACTGCGTCGCCCACTTAATGCCTCCATAATCAATAGCCACGGCGCCAAAGCTAGCCAAACTGGGTAGCTCATCACGCACAGCGGCAACATCACGAGATAAAGGAACGGATGAATCGGCACTTAAGAGTGCATCCTCCCATGCTGATGCGCCAAGACCTGATCAACATTCGCCGGGCTGATCCGCGCAGAACGCTGTCCGTTCTGCTCCACAATAAAATTCTGTCCTGCCACTTGCGAAATCGGCCGGTACAGATCACGGTTCGGTGAACCGACTGCCCGGTCATGTGCCCAGGAACGTGATATAATCTCTTGCAGCATATAGTAAACTGGCATCGGAACCAGATACACGCCGCCGTGAACATAGACCCGGTTATCAAGCCTGATATCCTTAGCAAACGGAGCCAGATCGATCAGCAGCTCGCGTGTCTGATGCTGCGGCTCTAGCTTGCGCAACTCCTCTTCGACGCACTGATTGCGAAACGCATCGCGCGCGGCCGCGCGCTTCTTCTCAGCCGCCAGCCCCGTGGCCTCCGCCCGGATCGCTGCCATCTCCTCAGCAGACAGCAGTGATAGCATCTCATCGGATGCCATCGGCACCTCACGCGGACGCGCGGGCTCAGCCGAGGTCTGTGCTCCCTGCCGTCGGCGCGAGCCTTGATCCATCATGCCCATCAAACTACTCCGGTGAATAGAGGCGTTTCACAGCCCAGTTCGCACCGAGCCGGTCCAGCGCAAACTCCGCCGCATCGCGCTCGCTGTTAAACGGGCCAAAGCACCTGCCCTCATGGTCGTTATCGACGATAATATATTTTTCTGGGTGCATCAAAGCGCCCTGTCCTTCAAACGTAGGAACCGTTTGTGCAGCTCGTGTTTCTTGCGGATATGATCCTTCACCGCCCCCATGCGCCTGCCATCCGACTGAATTTCGTGCGCGCGCTCCATCGTATCAAGATCGCTGCGCGCCCGCCACTCGCTATCTTCTTGGATAGGCACCGCGGCATCCGATTTACGGGCGCGCTTCTTTGCCATCAGACCGCTTTGTCCTTGAGCCGCCCATAGCGCTTCTGCTTGGCCTTCGCCGATTTCGGCTGAAATCCTTCGCGCTCCGCCTCGACCGGCTTAGGAAGATGCATGCTGGACTTGCCCGCAACTCCGAGCTTCTGCTTGGACTTTTTCATCGCCATATTGCACCTTCTAAGTATTTGAAATAGCTAGGGGTTATGTGTCCAAAGACCGTTTAAAACATCATCATTGGACAACAGGATCGGCCATCCTCGATTCGTCACTCCCACCCAGTCACCGGGGATCACGCGCAACACCCCGCGGTTCGGGATGTAGAGAACCCCGTTCGCGGACCAGCCGCATTTGTCGTTAGGGTAAGCTAGCCGAACCCGCCCCGCGCCGCCCGAGACTACAGACTGCCCTTGGGCCTGCCACTGAGCGCCGTCGTCGAACATGGCGTTGAGCAGCGCAGCAAAATCCGCCGGCGGGTTCGTGCCCGACAAGAACTGCATCGCCAACGGGATCGAGTTGTTGGCGTTCGTACCGAGCGTTGAGGTCGCCATTACTGGCCCCCATAAACCCACGCTTGCAGCTTGGCAAGCGTCGCCGCGACGTTGAGTTGCGCCGCGGTGTCAGCCGCCATCGCATTCGTCAGCGTCGTTATGTCAGCCGCGTTGAGCGCGTTCTGGTAGGTCTTGCCGCTCACGACGACCGTTCCCGCTCCTGCAACCACAGTCCCCGTATAGCCGGGTGTGTTCTCGACTTCCAGCGTCGGACCTACACCACCGCCACCCGGAAGCGTAGGCGCGTTAAGCGCACTCATCGCGCCTACACCCGGAGGCACGAAATCGATATTGACTGCGTAGCGAATACGATAGCCCATCTTGAACTCCTCAGTAGGATATCCCTACTCGCAGAGGTTGAGTACGTAAAAGAACTTTTATCACCCAAAGACAGGTGAGAACTTTTATCACCCAAAGATAGGTGAGAAGGCCGAAGTGCTTTCTACCCTCATGAAGAACTGATTATTTTCTATCAGAGTGCCGTAGAACACCTTCCAGCCCACAATCCGCAGCTGATTGAGCGGGTCGGACTTGTCAGCGTTCGTTAGGTAAGTGAACTTGACGTTATCAAGTTCGACTTGCCCGTAGGAGCCGCGGCCGAAGATGAAGGACGGATAGACCGTAATACCGACGCCCGGGGCTGCCGGGGGAATTTGCGGAAGCCCGAGCCCGGTGATCGTCACCGTTTGACCCGGAGCAAGCTGGGTCGATTGGCCGGCGAACGGACCAGCGATCGGGCCCTGCGCACAAACGCCGAGGTTAACTGGCGCGTTGCTCGTGCCGACGTAGACGTTGTAGGTGAAGCCAGGATTCGCCGCGAGCGTCACGTTGAGCGATCCGTTCGGCCCAGTAACCGCGGTCGAGTTCGAGACCGCGTAAATTTGGCTTTCGTACTGATTCTGCGTATCCGAAGCAGTGACGATGATGAAGTAGTTGCCAGTCGTCAGACTTCCAGCTACGCCCGCGACAGGATTAATCTGTGCGAACCCGGTGAAGGTCGGAACCAAGTTACTGTCGCAAAACCGGATGCCCGCCCACTCGCCAAGCTCGAAATTGTAGAGCCGGTTAAGATCGCTGTAGGTCCATGCTTGCGCGATGACCGAGTTCTCCCGCATGTCGGCAACAACGAGCGTATGCATGACGCACACATAATGTGGCATGCTGCGCGGGTTCGCCGACGCCTTCGCGCCACCCTGCGTAGCATCGATGCGCGTATTGGTCTGCTCATCCCCCATAAACCTTGGCGCGCCTACAGTCTTGAGCGCAGCATAGGCGCGATTGATTTCGTGAGGATTGAGCACATCGCCGGCCACGAGAGAGGCCCTAGCGCCGCGCGTATTAACGAAGTTGACCTGCGTACCACCGAGCAAGTTGTTAAAAGTATTGCGTTCCAGCGTCTCTGCCACCTGCAAAGAAACAAGCTCAATCGCCTTGTTGAACAAGGGATGCTTAATGGTCATCTCAGCAACATCGGTGATCGTCACCTTGTCGCCCCACTGCTGCGCAGTAGCCGAGACCTGAGCGATCGGGATCGTCTCACCGACCGGAGGCACACCTTCGGATAATGGCGCAGCCGGCAGAGGAACACGATTATACCGCGTCGCAGTATAAGCCGTTCCGCGTCCTTTCGGCAAAGTCAAAGGATCGCCGAATTGATAGACAACAAGCTGCCGGCGCACAATCGGAAGTGTCTCGTCAGCGATATAGCCTTCGATGTCCGCTTGAAATTGAGAGGCTTGGTTAACAGCCATGGTCTAGGCTCCTAGAGAAAGACCCCATCTAGACGCTTTCGCCGAGCCTCAGGCTCGGTTAACGCGCCACGTGAAGTACCTTGCCCTCGACCGCCACTGCCCGCGTCCCCCCGATTATTAGGAGAACGTACCGTCTGTTGACCTGCACGACGCTGTTGCGCCTGCTGCTGCCGGCGCTCCTGCCGGTTCGCCGGCTCTCGCGTCCGCGCCCGCTCGCCGATAATCTTATCCAGGAGAGCCTCACGCGGCACGAACTGAGGTGGTAAGCCCCCCGTTCCGTTTAACAGCTCCTGATGCCGGCGCTCAACTTCATCACCGTATTTCTTCGCCCACGCATCAAAATGGCGCATAGAAGCAAAGGAAGCTTTATCCGTCGCTTCATTCTGCTGCATCATCAGCCAAGCCATCTGCTGCTGATGACTAGCATTCGCCCGAGCGAGCGAAAGACGCATCTGCTCGGCAGGGTCCAGATCGGAAATGCGGTGATTAAATTCGTCGTCGGTCTCGAGCCGCGGCGGGGGAGGTGCAGCGGGCGCCTGCCGCTGCTGGCGCAACAACTCATTCTCGCGGCGAAGCGCCACTAGCTCAGCCTGCTCGCGCGACGGCTCCGGAGACCGTCGGCGAGGAGGAGCTGGCGCTGCAGACTCCCCATCGTCATCTGCCGCTTGATCGTCCGTAGCATCGTCCGGCGTAGCCGGTTCACCGGTCGGATCGCCGACATGCTCATCATCATCATCATCGTCGTCGATGGTAGGAAGCTCGTCTTCAAAACCGATGTCGTCGGGACCGCCCGGCATAGCATACCTCGCTCAAGCTGCTACAAGATATCGCAAAACGAGAACAGACTGTCAACCTAAGGGACGGCGGTATGGACGGAAATCTTGACCCCCAGCCAAATCAGTCCGCCCAGTGTCGCCCCCGCCGCCAAGAAAAACGAAATTATCGCCGTCTTCGTTACGCTCTCGGCAAGCTCGCGCCACCATCGCAAGTGTGCAAAATCTCTTTGTGTATCCAAGGGTCTAGCCGAATCTATGCCCAACCCCAACAAAACCTCTTGCGCGGCTTCTCTAGCGGCAACGCGCGCTATATCTTCTACCTCTATGCGAGATAGAACCGTCTGAACATCCGACATGTACCAACCTCTAGGACACGACTTGCGTTGTCGTTGCCCCAATTCCCACAGTGGTTTACTTGTTGCCGTCCTTAGCAGCAATCAACCCTCCACCACCGAGGAGCCCCATAATCCCCAGTATAATGTTGTTGATTGCGGCAGGATCGAGAGTCCCATGTCCGAGTGCTGTGGCCAAAGCTCCCACACCCGTAAGAAGGGTCCCAACTCCTAAAGCAGTCGTCTGCCAGTTCACAAAAACGTTCGGCATGTCCTTAGCTCCATGTTGAATATACCAGCGCAACACATACAGAAGCGCCAACAAAAACGCCCCTACGATGTAGTTCATATCTGCCGCCAGCCAGCCCACTGATCCCGCTACAATCGGCGGTATGACCAAGGGCGGAGACGGTGCCGGGTCCTTGGGCTTCAGACTCGGGTCGAGCTTGAAAAGCTCCAACCATACCGCAACAACCCCAGGGTTCGGGTCCATCTTCGAACGGTCGAATACATGATCCGCTACCCACATGCCAGGCTGCTCACGGCTAGTCGCACGCCACACATAGCTGTCATTCGTGCGCGTCCCCCAGCCGTGCCAACACTGCGCCGCGTAGGCTCCGTATGTCAGCTCAGACCAGAAAGTCTTACCAAGCCTCTCATAGCGAAGCCCATCAGCCGCACTGTCAGCGAAGGTAGCGTACGGCCCGAGACCAGCCGGCACATCCCAAGTCCGCCGCCCAGTGCCGATGATAAGATCGCCATTCGCGAGACACCCTCGCATGTCATTGCTGCACTCGCGGCCATGAATGCCCATGATCCAATAGGCCGGCGCACCGCACTTCTTCTCGGCGTCAAGGTACTCCTGCTTGTGCTTCAGCGCGCGCCGCGCCGCCGCCTGCGCCATCGGCACGTTCGTCACCGTAATGCCAGCCAGCAAGTTCGCAAAACCGCGCTTAGACTGCGCGTAAGTCGGTCGCACCGGCATGTCAGCCCTCCACCGGGTGATCCGCAGGGGGGGCTTTGTCCGATTTGATCGTATCGACCGCCGACCGTAACGCGTTGAGAGCCTCTTCGATATCCCGCTCAGCCATCCGGGCGGCCAAATCCGCCTTCTCTTGCCGCGCAGCATACCAGCTCTTGGCACCGCTCCACGCTTCGATAAAAAGCATGAAAAACGCGACTACTCCCGCACCTTCCAATATCTGATGTATCATGTCGCCCCTCGCTTATTTAGCTACATCCGTACCTTCAACGACAGCATCGCGTTGCTAGAAAAGGTCTGCGCGTGTGTACCATCGCCCTCTTCTAAAGCTGCCACATAATTATATCCAACGACAGTCGGCATAACAGTAGTTGCCTCCGCCCCTGCACAGCTTTGAACTGCGCCCGCATTAGTAAAGCACTGAAAAAATCCACCAAAAAATGAAGTGGTAGAACTTACCCCTATACCAAAAAGACCAAATCCTGCCGCGTTGGCAGTGGTAGTAACCTGCTGTGTATAAGTTACTACAATCCCGTCTTCTACTATACCAACAAAATAGCTAGCGATGTTGGTAGCAGACCCCCGTGCCTCGCGAACTGTCGCAGTGGTATAAGTATAAGAAGTACCACTATCTACGACGTTCGTCGAAACATCCACTCGATTGTACATATTCCATAGCGACAATATTGCCGACCCGCCACCACTAGCAGCGCTGCCGAACACCCACGTAGTTTGCCCAGCGGCATTCGTAATAAATGAGCCGAGGTAAGTCGCTTGGTTGGCAGAAATAGCACCGTAATCCGTAGCACCGTTGTAGCAATGCGTGAGCGCATTCTTGTTCGTTGTATAAGGGCGAGTGCTGCGATCCAGCACAGTGAAACCGGAACCGCGCAGGCTTATATTTCCACCGTCTCCTATCCAACCACCTCCTGAGCCATTCGTCGCTACGCAAATATTAGAGTTGACCCCGCTCCACCACACATCGAAGGCATCACTAGAGTTGAGCACTCCAGTTCCCGAATTCTGCATGGCGGTAGAGACTTCGCACGCAGGGATCGTCTGCGCCACATCGCTCGTGCCGTTGTAATAGACAACCGCGTTGGACACGTAGCAATCGTAGTAAAGGGTCGTCTTATTCGACTGCGTCGTAATCATGACCGGAGTATGCGACTGCAGCGTCAACCGCCCGCCCGGCGGCTGAAATATCTCATTGAGAAACGGTACCGACGCCATCATGTCGAGATAGGTAGAACGTGCGAGAGCCGGCGTTATCGCCCCTGTGTTATTATCCGCAAAATTTGTGTTGATCTCAGTTGTCATCGCCGCGCGCGTGCGCGGGGTCTGCGCCACCGCGGAAAACGAAACTACGCAGGCAAGCAAAATGAAAAGAAAGCGCGCCATGATCCATCCTATCAGCAATGCGTTACAATGCCCCCAGTTGAAGCAAAACTTCCAGTAGGAGCGCCAGCACATGTAACACCAGCCGTGCCACCAGAATAATAAGTAGTAGTGTTTATAGTGCCAAACCCTTTATCAACTGTCAGGCCGACCATCAAACCATTTCCAATGCGAGCCCTCTCAGCAACAGAGCTAGACTGATTAGTATTAAAGAAAACAATTCCGTTCGCCGTAGAACCGCTCTGCTGCGCACCAATCCTTCCATGCACCGTGTTGTTAGGTCTAAGATCAATGAACGTTGTAGAAAAAGAATTGTTATTAGGATTAACCAATTGGAGCGCAGTTTCTTGTGCAGCGGCTCCAATAGAATTTATCTGACTTGCTTGGGAACAATACGAATTACCAAATGCACGTACAGTTACATCGAACGATGTATCCGACACCATGCATTTAGTCTTATCGTTCAGCCCATTCAACGTACTGAAGGCCACGATGCTATTCGTAACCCCTGTACCATAAGAAACTCCTATAACACTAGCCTCGGTAGGGCCGTTCAAATTATACCCGATAGCAACCACACCATCGTTTGATGAAGTGCCTATTTCAGTACGAACGCCTGCAGTAAGCGGCTGATCTCCAATCGCTGCATCCAAAGTCGCCGGCCCCTTAAGCCAATAATTATACTGCGGCCGGCTTTGCACCTGGCTATCCCCATTGGAAGAGGGATAGCCCCAACCATGCGAAGCAATGAAATGATTTGCACCACCTGCTGCCTGATAAAAATTAGCCACGAACGCGCCGACGGCCACTGCACTCACACGTGCATCAGTAGCTTGATCAATGAAAAGATTATAGTCAGGAAAAGTAGCTGGCGTAGAATAGCAAGTATGTCCCGTATCATTTATATTTTCAAACCGTACCGATTTAGCTGCATAAAACTCATAGCCAGAACCTAACCTAACATTGGCATTGCCAGTTCCAGCAACAGAATTGCGAACTACCACATTAGTAAACGTCATGCCAACTGTGAAATCAGAATTGACCCCATAATTAGCCAGACAATAAGCATCGATCCGTAGATTATCGAGAAGCACCCTACCTTTGCTTTTAGTTACCGCATCAGAAACATTGATATAAATAACCTGCGCCGGCGGACTGCCGCAACCAGGTAATATACTAATGGCAGACGCTCCTGAAGTAACTCCTCTTAGCGTTATTGCATGACCAGACGTATTGTTGATGCGGATGCTATCCGTGCAAACATTATAAGTTCCACTAGGAGGAACCGGAAATATCACCGTCCCTCCTCCTGCATTCGCCAGCACCGCATTGACCGCAGCTTGAATTGCTGGCTGGTCATCTCCCCCAGTCCCAATCGGAACCGAGGGTTGTGAACTTTGATAGTCAAACACATTAACATTGATCGGAGTAGTCACAGAACTAAGCCGCGCATCCTGCGCAAATGCTTGCGCTAGCAAAACTACAATAAATAAAAAAGCAGCAAAAAATCGCTCTATCATCGCAACCTCTTACGAAACCCGCCCAAAAAAAGAAGCTGTAGCCGACGCTGTCAACGTAAATGGCCCGGTGGTAGACGCCACAATAGTGCACCCCGTGAAAAATCTCCATGGTGTTACGCCAAAAGTAAGTATTAATGATGTATTAATAGGAACTTGGAATGCATAAGCAGGTAAAACACTCCCGTTAGCAGGTTTTGCAATCGCATCGAACAACATTATCCAAAGAGCAGAACCCCCACTATTGACTGTAAAATCATAAAGAACCCCAGGCGCATTCTTTAATACATGACTATCCTCAGTCGTTGTAGACGAAACGACCGCAAGGCCCGCTTCGTTAGAATAAAGCGAAGTCATTTATTGTACTCCATCCCCTCTAAACCGAGGCATGCCGCCGGAAATTGGTCCTATCATATCAGGTGACATCATGCCAGGGGGGCCCTGAAAGCGCTGAGCGCCGGGCTGCGCACCTATGCGCGGACCACCCGGCGATTGTCCCGGCAGGCCGGGTCCTGCGCCCCCTGGCGCGCCTGGGAGCCCTGGCTGCACCGTCTGCGCCTGCGCCTGCATAGCTGCAGCGGCGATTTTTTTCTGCTGCTGCTGCATGTGCAAGAATAGGTGCGTCTTGACCTTTGCCATGTTGCCCGCGCCCGGCGCCTGCAGCAAGCGCATGTGCGACTGAATGTGCAGATTGTCATCGTCCATCGGGTTGACTGGCGTCTCGAACCCGTTGACGAGCAACATGTTTTCCTGATCCGGAGGCAGAGGTATCGTCTCCAATTGATCCTGAAAAGTCAACGCGGCAATGCGGGGGCCGAAGGTGTTCTCTACCAGCTGCGCGATCGCTGCCTCCATGCTGAGCTTCTTGTTCCCATAGAGCTGCGGTGGTATTCCACGCAACACATTCAGCATCGCGATCTGCTGCTGCATCTGCTGCGCGTTGCGCGCGGCCTCGACACCGAGCCATTTGAAATGGTAGCGCGTCTCGAGCTGAATCGGCGGCACCCGCTCCATCATCGCCCGCTTGCCCATCTGCCCATAGACCGGGATCAGGGCCTCTTCATCACGGAACTGATGATCGAGCTTAATGAACCGGTTGATGATCGGAGTGAGCACCCCTTCCTCAAGAACGGTCACGGCGTCAGCTGTGGTTAAAATGTCAACCTGCTGCTCTTGAGCAACTTCCGCTTGCGACTTCTTCACCCGTCCAGCAACCGCGGGGGTGATCGCCGCCGGGCTCACATTGAGCGTCTGAGTGATCTCCCCCTTGGCGGCGGAGACCATCTGGAACCCGTCCTTCCAGACTTCAGGGAACCGAGCAAACTGCGTCGAGCCAGGGTCCACCTCCCACACCGCTGACATGCTCAAGACCATGGAGCCGACCCGAGGATTCTTGTTGGGGTCCGTCATCACAATCGGGCAAAGCGCATACATGGCGCTGTCAGCCGCCTCGTTCACCACATCGTTGGCGAAGTACTGCGGTTGTGCGCACGGCTTGACCTTGCTCACCCCCTTCGCCGAGCCCTCAACCTTATCAACCGGAACCGAGATGACCGGGCAATCGTCCGACCAGTTCCAATTTCTCTTACAGCCCAAGATCAAATCAGGCCCACCATAGAGCACGCAGCACAGCCGCCACTCGTCATCGATCAGGAGCTTGGTCCAGGTCTCAAAGATCAGCGCCGCCTTCGGCTTGCCACGATTCTTGATCCCAGCCGCCTTGATCATCTCCTTCTGCTTGTCCGTCATCCCCGCTTTCTTATCACCCATTGCCTGCAGCAGGCCCTCACCGGCCTCCTCGTCGATCTCACCATCCCGCATCTTCCGCCTGATCTTGGCCGCCGTCCACCGCCGCACCACGGTAACCGAACCGCCGTTCTCCAAGGCGTCCTCGACGCTCTCAGACGTGAACGGCAGGATCAACACATCACAGTCGGCAAGCACCTCGACAATGGGATGCCCGTCCTGAATCTTCTTGTGCAGGACCTCAGTCGCCTCCCCCACCTCGTTGTAAACCCTCCAGGTCACGTGCCTATTGGTCTCCTGCCAAGAGACATAGCAGTTGTACTGCCCCTCCACGTCGCCATTGCGCATGAGCGCCGGCAATACCTTGGTGCGTAGCTTCGCCTTGCGAACGTAGTGCTCAGCCAGCGACATGATCCCGTGCGGCTGCTCGCCGTTCGCGCTGATCACCTCGACATAGCGTCCTGAGACCGGGAAAATCTGGTTGATGAACCGGGTCACCCGCGCATTGACCGCGTTGTGTACGATCGGCAGGTAAATCTTGGAGGTGCCCGAATAATACTGATAGCTGCCGAGCTTGCAGTGATAGATGTCCCAATACTCGTCAGACTGTTCGGCACGCTCGCTTTGCTCCTGGAAGCCCTGCTCGATGTCCGAGTACAGCTCACGCAACGCCGTCGCTACATCCTCATCCCCAGCAAGATCCTCATTGCGATCCCGATCACCATCCTGCAGCTCATCGGCATCATCGTCGAGAGGCTCAGCCGCCGTGCGCAAATTCCTAGCCATCAGCGCCACCACTGGTCTTTGATCGGGGGAGGAGGCTTGGTGTGCGCACTCATCGTAATGAACCGCCTACCGTCCTCCGCTACCCCGTAGCGAACGTCCCGATCGGGCTCCGCATAGAGCGAGCCGAGCGCAACGAACGCCTCAAGCCCTTCCATCAGCACAGCATAGCTGTTCTGCAAGGGCTCTGTCGAGAGATGCGTACCCTTCTGATAGGCGCGCGCATAGCCCCCCGCCAAGGCGTTCAGCGTCCAGCGCGCCTCACGGGAGACCTGTAGGCGAGACATCCCTTTGAACTGGGAGGCCATGAGCGCACGGATTTCCTCGCGGCCCTTGGCCGGGTCCCCGGTGGGACCGATCCGAGCAGGAATCTTCCCCGCCGCGGCACGCAATCCGATCGTGTCGTACGTATCAAAGTGCCGGGGCGGAACAAAAAGAGCCAGGGTCCGCCCACATAAAATAGAAGCCGGCCGGACGATGTCCGCCAGATTGTCCCCAGGTGGGCCTTCCCGGGTCCAGTCTGCAAGGACCCGAAGCCCACCAGATGCGAACTGGACAAGCGAGCCCGTAGTGAACTGAGAGGTGGCGTTGACGACAAGGTACCCCGGCGTATCGCGCAGGACAGGAAGCTCGGCCGCCACATTCTCATGGCTGAACCCATCAAATACCGGCTGCCCCGGACGCATGACAAGCGCATAAGCCAATGCATTAAGAAAGTCCCGGTTCCCAGTCGGAAACCCCAAAAACTGAGAGCGGATGGTCGACGAGACATCGCACGCAAAGGTCACCTCTCCGGCGTTGAAGAACGGCTGCAGGCTCTTTATGAACTCGATCTGTGAATAACCCTTGGCAGCTCCCCCACGCGGGGGGCTGAGAGAGACGAGCGGAAGGGGACTAGCGCGTAACGCCCCTGCATGGCGAAGCGGCTGCTCGACGAACTCTGCCAGTCCGGTCGTCTCAACCCCGATCGCAACAGGACGATACTCGTCGTCGACCGCAAGAATGTCCTTAACGATCTCATCGGGCTGCCAGTGCTCGGCAGCGGCTCGCCAGATGATAAGCCGCCGTCCGATCCAGGAAAACACGGCAACCCCCGTAGTCGCGGAGTACTTGGCCCGTGACGATCGGGCCGGATCGTATGCTGCATAGACTGCCTCCCATGACCGCACCCGCGGCTGGCTCACCAGCATGGAATAGGTGAACACTTTGGTCTTCTGGTCCTCCGGCTGGCACAAGAACTCCTGCGTGAACTCGTGCAAGGCCCCCGCCTCCTCGAACTCCAGCCGCTTGCTCTCAATCCACTCCATATCATAGCGGTCGGGCCACAACGGAATTTTGTCCCCCTCCGGCGTCACCCGGTAGATCGGATAGAGCCGGCTGGCCCACGCGCGTGACTTCTGCAGATGCATCGGCAAAGCGTCAGGATCAAGCGGAGTCGCGTACATTCTTGTCTTAGCGACGGGATCGAGCGCCGGGAATACAACGCGCCGCAGCCAGCTACGCAGTGCTGCCCGCGCGTCCCCGTCGCGAATGTTCTCCTCATCCTCCAGGTCATCAATGTCGAGCCGGTCGGGCCGGTAGTCGAGGTGCTTAACCCCGCGGAAGGACTGCCCAGGACCGAACGCCTGAACGCACACCCCGTTGGCAAGCACGATCTTGTCGTGCCCCCAGCACTCAGAGCCTTTCATGTCCCCAAATAGAAAATTGAGCACCTCGTTATGCTCGATCTCGTGCTTGATCGCCTGCAAACGGTCAACCGCCCGCGTCTGGTTAGCGCCAAGAATGATCTTGTTCCTGAACTCGCCAAGCACCGCCTCAATGACAGTCGCCTCCTCAGCAATGGTCGACTTGGCAGAACCACGAAAAGCAAGGATCAGAAGCTGCTTGATATCGGAATAGATGTCACGGATGATCTCGATGTGAAAAGCAGGCGTCTTGTTTGGGTGCCGGTTCTTGAACAGAAACTGATGCGCCAGCGCGCGGTCGGCGATGATGTCGCGAAGGATTTGCTCCTTATCGCTCATAGTAAAAAATACGCCACTAGCAGAATAATCCCTGAGCCTAGCACCATCACGCCGATAATCAGCACTGCATCACTTGGATACATCGTCCCCTCTACTTCAAATTGGAATGCCAATATGACCCTGGCGAAGAAGAGTTGACAAACTCCTCGTAAGTCCCGATCGTCACATTCGGATACGTGTAGCTGGACCCGTTCCTGAACGTGACGACCAGCTCGCCCGTCTCATCGTCGAACTCGACAGACTGGATCGCCGAAGACCGGACCACAGAGGAGTGCCGCATGCATATCGCCCCACAAACGATCGACGCCGGCTCTACCGGTCTGATCCTCAAGTTCACCGGCCGCAGCGAAAGCCGCAGTCCTACACTGACGATCCTGAACGGACAAGGTACCCGCGCCTGCGTGATCCTGTTCAACGACGACGGGCAATGTGCCGGAACCGAAATGATCAACCTTACTACAGATCAGGATCAAGCGGCAGAACAATCTTCGGCTGATCCGGATCAGGCCCCGGCCGCTCGGACGGAAGAAGAGATAGCTCTTGATCAAGCGGCGGCGGAGCAGGCGGAAGCGGCAAAGCTGGCCCAAGAGGCGATCGCACGCGCACGCTACCGGATCGAACAAGCTCAGCCTCCAATCGAATAACCCTAGCCTCTAGCAAACTGACCCTCTCATTAATGTCCATGATGCGCTCCAAAGATCAATCGATCCAAAGCTTGAAGTTCCTTTCCGACAGCCCGATACGTGTATCGTTTCTAGTTGTCCCTGTCCAGGCTTCGATATCCAGATTAATACCGACCACTTTCCAATTAGCTGCCGTGGTGTCGTATTGCCGCGGGGAATGACCGGATGCATTCATTGCCACAATCGCCGTATGCAATTGCTGCGGCGACATCGTAAAACAATAGGTCTGCATGTAGGGATACGAACCAATCCGAAAATGCCCGTTGCCACAACTCGACACCAAAGTGGAAGCCCCCAGCTGAGGCGATATCTCACCAGCGTTGTTGTTGGACGGATCATACGAAAATTGATCCCCGGGATTAAAATCCCACGTATAGGGCGGGCCTTCACCATGAGTAGGATAAGCAGACTGCACCAGCCTGGGAGTAATGTAAAGCAGCTGATACGGATCAGTTATGTTCTGCAGGTACAAAACCATGTAAGAAAATACCGCTCCCTGACTTGGGATCGATCCATCACCGGCAGAAGGCACATAAATGAAGGGGAATACGGCATCAATCGACATTTTTACCCCGTAATGACCGGCACCAAACGGAGTCACCGGAGTGCAGAGCCAATAATTTACCAGCACTGCCGCAGCGTCCATAGCCGGTGATACCGCGTTAGGAGACAGCACGACGCCAACAGTAGAGCCCCCCTGCAGACCGAATATCTGATACTGCAGGGCGCCGCTAGTTCCGATCGCATTGGTGTCACCGTCACCCCCGTAGAAAGTAATAGGCGCGAACGTGCTATCCGGTATGAAATTGGGATACGGATATACCGACGCATTACCAGTATAAGTAGGGAACCAAGTGTTTCCGCAGTGCCCCGCATTCTGCCCGGTATAGCCATCCCACTGCACATTCTTGTAAATTACCGGTACGTTCTCCTGGCTATATACCAGCTGCCAGCTCTGCGCTCGCGCCCCGATGACAAAAACCAGCAAAGAAAGCGTGCACAAAAGAAATAGCGTGATCCCCCCTATGATCAGGGACGTGATAACCCGTATCAGCGTTTGCATCCTAGGCCGCTCCCAAAAAGAGTGAATATGATACAAACGCTTAACACGAATCGCAGGCTGCTGTCGAGGCATCCGAACCACAACTGCAGTGCTCGGGCCGACGGACTTTGCTGTGGGCGGAATCCCTCCGCGATGTCCTCGAACACCTCGTGCAGCGGCACACTGTACGGCATCACCTCAAGCAGATCATCACGGAACATGTAATCGGGAACTTTCTGCACGGGAGCCTCCTGTAAGACCGCTAAGAATACAAAATTACGATTGCAGTGCAATATGTATATTGTGCGGTGCAGTGCTGCAGGGAGCGAGGGGGAATTATTACCCAGCTTTGCACGCTGAGCACAGTTCTCCCGCCGCCGGAGATATAGCACGCCTGTCCTTGTACAGTTCTCCCATCACCGGAGACATGGTTCAGTGCTCCGAGCAGGGTGTATAAATCAAGAAATCAAGATTTCAAAAATCGGTTCGCATTTAGAGTTGTCTCATTAAATTAATCCCACTCGTCAGTACCCCCCGGCAAATACCTGAGTTTAAATTCAAGTTTTTCAAGGGACAGCTCGCGGGGCAACTTGATTGTTGCGGAATTGCTCATTATTTCAATGCGATGTGAGAAAAGCAAAGGGAAGTTGAAAAAAGGGTATTGACAAAAGGGCTTTGATAATTGTATAAAAGAGGGAGGGTAGGGGTTTGATTTCTATGCCCGCCTTACTTGATAAACACCGCCTTACTTGATAAACTTGATAAACTTGATATCAAGGAGCAACGCTAAAAGAGCAACGCTCAAGCGACTTAATATCAAGGAGCGACGCTCAAACGACTTAATATCAAGGAGCAGCGCTCAAGCGAGCGACGCGAGATGCACCTGGTGCGCGGAAAGTCGAGTACGTCAATATCCAGGAGCCCTTCGCGGTCCAAGCGGCCAAGGAGTATGATCGCGCCGCTCACTTGAACGCTGCACTGCAACCAAGGAGTAGAACGATGCACTACGAACCTTTTGACTGGAACCACTGGATGGCTGTCCTCGCGCTGTATCCACGCGTTGCAAACATGACCTACGCCTTGATGGTACGCGAAGGCTTTGTATTCTGCTAAGCCATGCTGCCTAAGCCCATGCTGCCTAAGCCGCCTCAGTGCGAGGAGCGGCTTAAGCGGCAATCATGCCGAACACAGCAACAGGAGCAAAGCAATGTTGCGCAATCTTGGAAACAACAAAGTCGAGATCGAATATAGCGACGGCACGATCGTGCTCTACTCCTACCACACCGCGGTTGCCGCCTGCTTAGGCGACGGATCGGGCTTCGTGCGCACAGCAAAGCAGTGGTCCCGCACCACCTCGAAGCACATCAGCCAGTGGCTTGGTGGCGCGCATGCCCGCGAAGTCTCGCAAGACGAGCTGAATGAGATCGCCAATCGCGACGAGCAAAAGCGTGTCATCTGCGCCCGACAAATCGAACGCGCCCGCCGCAACGCTGCAAGGAGGCAAGCATGACTCGGGCTAAAGATGCAGCGGCTTTGCTAGCTAATCCCCGCAATACGAAGGGCCACACAATTCGCGACGTTGCCCATCAACTGCGCTGGGTGCGTGGAGCCCGTGGGGACGGCTCCCATGCGTGAAATGCAAAAACCCGACCTGGACCACCTGGAAGCCCTCGTCGACGCCTACGGCCTCCCTAGCGTCCTGGACAGCCTCGCCGAAGTCTGCAGCCTCAAGGCCAGCCACCTCGCCGAGAACTGGCAGGACACTGCCACTGCCAAGCTATGGGATAGGGCCTGCAGGAAAATCATGGCCATGCAAGTCCCACTTGATTAGCGTTGCTCCTGCAGAAGAGGGAATAAAGGGCGCACAGCGCCCTTTTTTATGTTCATGTTTTGTTATACATATCACGAGAACGTGAGATTATAGGAAAATATATATAATATACATATAATAATAATATAAAAATTTTCTATACTTACTTACTTTCTCCCTACGTATAGGAAGCTAATGATTTCAATAACTTAGCTCTTGATAAATCTTGATAAGTTGATATATTTTGATATGTAACTTGATATGCCATAAAATTGACACGTTTTGGACGTATTGTGGACTTATTCGTGCCCCTGGAGCTACACCTGGCTGCTACATTTGGAGGCTCACGTTCTAACTCTTGACGCACTGCACCTGCAGTGCCATATGCCCCTTCTACACCACTGCCGGAGGCGCGAGACTATGTTATATCAAGCCAAACCCGACGCATTAACGAATATCCTCTATTCTTTGGGGATATCTATCAACAAATTCTGCCGTGATAAGGAGTTTAGCATCAACCCGCGCACGTGGCGCAGTGTTTGTGCTGGCACTGCGGGAGCGCGGGCGGTTGAAAAAGTTTCCGAAGCGATTGAGGCTCTCGAACGCAAGCGCGCTGCCGAGCAGCGCGCTGCCGGTATGCAGGTACACGTTTACCGCGGGGCGAAGCATCGGAACCCTTCTCGTTATGCTCTCTATCCTTCCGGCGTTCGCCGTTCTGCTGAGTACATTGAGAACCTGCCGGACGGCGAGGAGTTCTGGGCCGACATTGGCAGCGTTCCTCCCTTCTACAGCCCTCTGCCGGTCTCATACTGGCAGCTGTTTTGCCGTAATCGCAAAGTTTGGGGGGCACCTGCCTTCGGAGAGCCTCTTGCTGTTTTCCTCGACCCTCTTGACTGGAGCCGCAGGCAGATCGACGATCGCGAACTGTATGTGATCGAGTTGCAGCGCTATACTGATGTTGCTGCCTGCATCAAGCACATGCAGAATTTTTGTGCGCATGATCGTGTCCGCAAGTTTTGGGCAGCCCGTGATTATGTCTATGAGAGTCCCTCTGGCTGGTACGCGCAGCGCAATCCCGAAGATGTGATTGACGAGATACGTGCCTCGTGATACATATGATCTGCCCTGGCGGGGATTTGCGCACGCAAAAGCAGCCAAGTCGTAAACACGATCGGGCGGGTGGAAGGCCCGCACCTACGAGAGCTATCCCCCAATGCAGTATAGCCGTGTCCTTAGGTACTGGGTTCATTTCACCGCGGCCGGGCGGCGCTGGTGCATAGGTCCGTTTCCCTCCCGTGTGCAGGCTTTGCGTGCGGCGCTTGCTTATACTCCTGTGCCGGAGGCCGGGTCTCTCTACACCGGCTGCGGCGATAAAAGTGGCTGCATTGATCTGATTTGGCACGATCGCGAGCTATCCCATCATCTGCAGGGGCGTACTGCGTCATGACTTACAAGTGGCAGGAGAAGCAGCACAGTCCGCGGCGGCTGCGCCGTTCCTGGGGGGTGCGCCTGCTGACCACGGAGGCGCAGACGATGGATGAGGCGCTTGACATACTTGAGCGCCGGAGGCGCAGCGGCAAGCGCATAGCGGCGTTTCGGGAGGGGCAGCGTACGCATAAGCAGCCTAGTTTGAAGCTATTACTATCTATTTCCAAGGCTCGTGCTGCTTTGGCGGTAAAAAAGCGTTGTGCTGAGGCGAGGCCGGTCCGTCCGGACCCGTTCGCCTTCTCTACTCTTGCTGAGCGCGACGCTATGGTTCGTCATTTGTATGGGTCGGGGTATTGGAGCGCCGGCGCTATAGGGCGCAAATTCAGGTTATCCGTTACTGCAGTGCTGGACATAGTCAGGCAAGGGGAGGTACCGTGATCAATCTTTTGACGCTTCGCGCTGGGCAGGTGATCGAGACTTGCGGCCTGACTGTCAACCACGAGATGGTGCCGGACGGCCGGCGCTTCACTGTCGAGCGCGATGGCGCCGGCGTACTGCTGATTCATGTGGTGGCTAGCCGGCGCGTGGTTCCGATCGTCCTTTCCGCTCTCGCTGAGGGTGGTGTCGTCTATGGCTTTCGAGAGGTAGATCATGGCTGATAAAGTGCCGGGGGGTTTGACCATGACTGAGGAGTTTCCTTCCATCCGCTGCCCGGCATGTGAGGCGGATACCTGCTTCATCTGCCATATGCTCAACCGTCTGCGCGATGCGCGGTTTGCTCGCACACAGCGGCGCTGTCCGTCTTGTCCGCCGCTGTCGCACACGCTGCTGGCGCTCGCGCCCGCGGCCGTCATCATCCTCGCTGTGTTCTTCATGTTGTGGAGGTTCTGATGAGGAGCTATCAGCTTAGGAAACCTACACATGACCTCGTGCATAATGACATAACCTACGCCGAGGTGCGATGTGGTAAAGGCGAGGGATCTACTGCAGTCAAATTGCTATCGACGGGTGAAGTGCAGCGTAGTTGCTCTTTTTCCCTCGACTGTGATTTGCTTATGGGCAGATGGCAGGAAGGGCTTTTCTATCTGTTCGGTCACGACGCAGATCACATTCCGTTCCAAGCAAAGCTAATTGGGAGGTTCTGATGAAAGACCATCCTTATAATCCCACCTATCCCAAGCTCAGCAAAGAAGTAGAGTACTGGCGTGCGCGCGCCAAGGCGGCTTTGCTTTCTCCTACAGAGAAGCGGGCCTATGGTGATGCCGTGCATAGGGCTATCCTTGCTCTGCAGCGCACGGAAGCGAACGCGTACCTCAACCATGTCAAAGGCCCGCGTCCACGCTGCGCCAGCGGCACGTGGCACAACGACGGTGATATGATCCATGCGTCGGTCCGCGAGCAGCTCAAGCGCGCCTTTGCGGCGGCAGTGAAGCGTGATGGTGCGCGCCGTGCGCCGTGGCAATGGGAGGATGACTACGCCAAAGCCATGCGGGAGAAAGCGGCGCGGCTGGCGCAGTCCGGGTTCAGTGTCTTTGACCGCGCGATGCATAGTCATCGATGAGATATCGCCGCGGGGTTTTTCGCTCGGGCAGTGCGCGGCTCGGGGACGATAGGCAGCCTGCGGCCCGCGGCGATGGGACATGACCGTTCAAGGCTGCCGGCGCGCACACTAATTAAGGGTATGCAAGTGTGAAAAAGCTGGGGTATTGCAGCGGGTGCGTGTTCTGGGATAAGCATGGAGAAGGCACTAATCTGGGCTATTGCCGGCGCTATGCACCGCGGCCGTCGTCTACCACACCACATATAATATGGCCTATTACTGCATCGCATGACTGGTGTGGTAAGTTTGAGGAATGGGAGAGAAAGGAGGGGGCAAAATGAATATTTTTGTCCTTGACTTTTGAATCGTTCTTCAACACGAAGAGCGGATATTCCCTCAAAAAGATGACGACTGAGGCGTATGTACGCGACACTCGCTTTTCAGCGCACGGCTGCGCGTTGCGGCGCCCCGACGGCGTCACTGAGTGGTATGACGCCAAGGACATCCGGCCAATGCTGGATCGCTACTGCATCGCCGGCAGCGCGGTGGTCATGCATCACGCGCACTTTGATGGCCTGATACTCGCGCATCACTATGGCGTCTACCCGCGTCTTTACATTGACACCTTGAGCATGGCGCGGGCCATGATCGGCAACCACTTGCCCATGGCCTTGGGCAGCTTGGCGAAGATGTTCTCGCTGCCGGAGAAGACGGTTCCCTATCAATGGTTCGACGGGAAGTATTGGGAGGAGCTGACCCCCCAAGTGCAGGAGGCAGTCAAGCAGGGGGCGATGCGCGACGTTGAGATAGCCTGGGAGGTGTTCACGCGGCTTGCGCGTGTCTTCCCGATGTCCGAGTATCCGATCGTTGATATGACGATACGCATGTTCACGCGTCCTGTGCTGCGGGGGGACCTTGCCCGCCTGCAGACTGTTGAGGTGACGGAGCAGGAGCACAAGCGCCAGCTTCTCGAAACTGTGGGCGTCACCGACGCCTCGATATTGCGCTCTGATACTAGCTTTGCTGCGACCCTGCAGAACGCCGGCTGCGAGCCCGGCACAAAGCAGGGCAAGCTCGGGCCGATCTATGCCTTCGCCAAGACCGACCAGTTCATGCTTGGCTTGCTGGATGGAGATGACCCATACCTGGAGGCTCTTGCCGAGGCGCGGCTGCGGGTGCAGTCGTCGATCGTAGAGACGCGCGCGCGGCGGCTGCAGGCGATGGCGCAGCGTGGCCCGCTGTGCGTCTATCTGGCTCCCTACGCGGCGGTGACGACGCGCTGGGGCGGCGGGGACAAGCTAAACTGGCAGAACATGACGCCCGCGCTACAGACCTGCGTCGAGGGGGACATCATCAAAGCAGATGCCAGCCAAATAGAATGCGTCGCCGAGGGGCAGCTTGTGTTGACTGGACAAGGCCCAAAGGCTATACAGAATGTTGAATTGACTGATCTCGTTTGGGACGGAGAGGAGTTCGTTCGACATGCTGGTGTCATCTACAAGGGCGTACAAGAGACAATCTGCTATGCGGGGCTTGCCGCTACACCAGAGCACTTTGTCTATCCCCGAGGCGATCGCTATTCGAAAGGTTTACCGTTGTCGGCTGCCGCCACACTTGGCCTTGATATTTCGTCTGCTTTGCCGGCGACTTCGGTACGCGAGACGTCGCTGCGAGGTTCCTTCTTGCGCTGGCTACAAGACGTATGGGGCTCGTGGTGTGCAGTTTCGGTTCGAGAGCGTGGAAGCGGCGGCGCTTTGGGTATGGGAGCACTTGCCGCACCCGACCTACAAAGGCTTGGAGATAGATCGCATCGACAACGATGGTCATTACGAGCCTGGCAACTTGAGGCTTTCGACGCGGCGAGAGAATGCCAACAATCGCTATACGACTTTATGGGTGCCTATGGTGAATGGCGAACGTTTTGCCATGCAGGACTTCATTCGCCTTCATTCTCCGATGTATGGACGCGATCAGATCAAGAACTTGGTGGACAAGGGGATGACCGGGGACGAGATCATAACGCGCTTCAAGCAAGGGAGATGGGCAACGGCCGGTCAGTACAAGCGCAAACCTCGCGGACCCTACAAAAAGTCTACGATATCGTGAATTGTGGTCCGCGCCGGCGGTTTTGGTGCAATGGCGTCATCGTATCGAATTGCCGTCTACTCAACCACCTTGCTGGGCAGACCGACGTGGTCGACCGGTTCCGAGCGGGTGCGGACCCCTACGTCGCCGTCGCAAGCGAGTTCTACGGCCGGCCGATCACCAAGCAGGACGATCCCGGGGAGCGGCAGGTGGGCAAGGTCTTGGAGCTACAGTGCGGCTACGGCTCCGGCGCGGCCAAGATCGCCCATACGCTCAAGCTTGCGGGTGTGATCCTAGACGAGGTACAGGCGATCCGGGCGCGTGACGCCTACCGTAACACGCACAGGAACGTGGTACAGTACTGGGGCCACGCCGACGCCGTGCTGGCCATGCTGGTGCAGGACAAGCAAGGCACCTGGGGCCCGCTCACTATCCGCGACAAGCGGCTGTGGCTGCCCAACGGCTTGCCAATGATCTACGATACCATCGAGTGGAGCCACAAGCCGGTCAAGCAGGACAACGGCGATTACCGCATGCAGCCCGGCTATTGGGTGCAGCGGAGATCGGGGTGGCAGAAGCTCTACGGAGCTAAATTAGTTGAAAACTGTTTAAACGGAGACGCACAGATATTGACAGTAAACGGATGGTGTGCTATTCGTGATGTCCAACTTGCTGACCTGCTATGGGACGGCGAGGAGTGGGTAGCGCATTCCGGTGTTGTGTGCCGCGGGGTGCAAGAAATTGGATTCCTCGACGGTGTCGGCATCACCGCGGATCATGAGGTGCTGACGACAGATGGCTGGGTACGGGCAGCATCGGCGCAAGGACTACAGCGGGCAGCGGTTCGGCTCCCTGACGGTAGAGAAAGACGTCGGATCGACGGGAAGCAAACGGTTGTGGGAAGCCCGCTGCGACTGCGGGAGCAAGATAGTTTTGCACAGTGGCGAGATGCGGCGGAAACGTTCTTGCGGGTGCCGGAATTACGAAAGCATGCGGCAACCGAAGACGCACGGTATGTCCCGGCACCCAGCCTACGCGGTATGGCGGTCGATGCTGGATCGGTGCCGCTTGCCAACGCATCAGGCGTGGAAAAATTACGGCGCGCGAGGGATTGGGGTTTGCGAGGAGTGGCAGCGGTTCGAGAATTTCTGGCGCGATATGGGGCCTTCTTATCGGCTGGGATTGACTTTGGAACGCGTAGACAACAACGCGAGCTACTCGTTCCCCAATTGCCGATGGGATACACATCAGCAACAAGCGCTGAACAAACGTTCAAACCGGCGATTTCCAACTCCGTGGGGGAGTATGACAGTTGCGGAAGCGGCGCGCTTTTCGGGTATTGGGGTGACTACGATATGGTATCGGATTCTCATGGGATGGCCAGAAGAAAAATGGTTTATTCGACCCGACTTTCAGAACCGGTTTTCGACGTGATGAATTGTGGCCCTCGGCATAGGTTTGTTGTGCGGGGTGCATCTGGTCCATTTATTGTATCTAACTGCGTGCAGGCAATAGCCCGCACCTACCTTTCCGATGTCATGAACCGCTTGCTGCGCGATGGCGTTCATATTCTACTCAGCCGTCACGATGATTTGATTATTCATGCTCCTTCACATCAGAAAGAGCTTCTGGCATATGTGGAGCGGGAGATGTGCTGCGCGCCTGAGTGGATGGCGGACTGTCCGCTCGGTGTAGAGGCATCGGTACGGCAAAAACTTTTGTGATGGAGAAGACGATGCCGAAAGGACGTGGTAAAGAAACGGTCAAAGACGTGATGCACAAGTTCAAGCAAGGCACGCTGCACTCAGGCTCTAAGACCGGACCGAAGGTCAAGAGCCGGAAGCAGGCGATCGCCATTGCGATGAAGGAAAGCAGGAGCAAAAAGAAATAGTGAGGACGCAGGTCTTACGAAACTGCAGCGGGGCGATCAGGACGGACCCCATGAAATGGCCGGATGAATTTGTCGAGTGCGTGCGTGAGATGGCTGAAGAGAGGCATCTTTCGGCGCGTGAGATCGCCATTGAGCTGCACGTAACGCGCAACACGATTATAGGTCTTGTTCATCGGGTTGGGATTGGTTTATCACGGTCGAGCAGTCGTGGCGGCTCAAAACAGCCGAACAAGCCGTTTAAAGTCAAGCCGGGGTCAGCAGTGCTTCGGTGGGCTCTCCCGAATATTGTGCCGGACGCTCCTATTCCGGAGCCTGACGTCGTTCCGGACCGTGCGATCGGGATCATGGAGCTGACTCAGGACAAGTGCCGTTGGCCTTATGCAGGCTCGACGGCAACCCTGTATTGCGGGAACAAACCAGTAGGGGGGCTGCCGTACTGCCCCAGTCATGCGAGGCTAGCTTATGCCCCCGTCAACAAACAAGCCAGTGGTCGGCAGTTTCACAATGCTCGACGTGTATCTTCGCTGCCCAAAACAAGCTTTCCACAAGTACGTCGTGCGAGATTATCCTTGGTCTGAGAAAACCAGGGATCAAAGCAAGGGCATCGACCATCACAAGGTTTTAGCGTCGTGGGTACGCGGGGCTAAGCCGTCACAGCCAGAGGCACTATTCGGCTCCGCTGTTGGCTTGTGTGAGAAAGTGGTCAATAGCACGACCGAATTGTACAGTCACTCTGCCGACGCTAAGTTGCTGGTTGAGAAGCAGCTGGCGATCGGCTGGGATTTCATGCCGGTCGAGTACGATGATCCCAAGGCTATGTTCCGCAGCGTGCTTGATCTGGCGCTCATTATCGGCTCGCGTGCGCTCCTCTATGACTGGAAGACCGGACGCGTGTGGGAGGACCCCGCCGAGCTTCTTCTACATGCCCTACTTCTGCAGTCGCATAACCAGCAAGTGACGGAAATACGTGGCGCGTATGTGTGGCTCAAGGAAAACACGCTCGGCTGTGAGTATGATCTCAGCAACACGCTGTTCACCGCGCGGACCCTGCGCGAGAACATGGCGGAGTTCGTGCAACGTGAAGCTTGGCCGGCTCGCTCGAACCCGCTGTGTCCATGGTGCGACTTGAAGGCGTGTGAGCATTGGAGACCGCGATCATGAGCATGCTTGTGTTCAAACTAGTGCTTTGTTCCTTTCTAGCAGTGATAGTTGTGGGATTGTTGGGTTGCTTGTTGTTATGGGATGAAGGAAATAGACCATGAAAGTAGCCAGAATTTTCTTGAAGCCGGACGGGGCGAAGTACATCGACCATCCTATCGAAGATGGGTGCATGGGCTTCCATCTGCACAAGATCATGCAGCTTGATGGGGCTCTTTACGCGCCGGGGCATGTGATCCCGGTTGAGAGCATATTCTTCGCTGTGATACTAAGTAACGCGCCTGTGAACGAAGGGGTGCAGCTCACTGTTCCTATCGTGATGGGGGAGAAGCCAAATTGACCCCTGAAAACAAAGTTAAGAAACAGATTGATGACTGGTTCAAACTGCTCGGCGAACGGGTCTACCCCTACAAACCGATCAAGCGGGCCCTTGGCGCGCGTACGATCGATTATCTCATCTGCCTCGATGGCATGTACCTCGGGATTGAGGCGAAGTCTGCGACCGGCCGGCTGACGGACCTGCAGGCGAAGACGTTGAAACGAATTGCCAAGGCCGGCGGGCTCGCCTATGTTGCCCGGCCCGGCTACGGCGGGGCGAGGTTTGTGTTGCATCGATTGGACAAGAACGGGGTTGAGGTCCGCAAAGGAATAATAACTTGATTTATGATCGTCAGCATAATTTGATTATTTACGACGTTGTGAACCCGGCATTGTTTTGCAACGTGGTGCCGGGGGCATTCCCGCTTGTGAACGGGCATGTGGCTGCTCCGGTTAATCTCTTGAATTTGCAAAGGTTGCGTTCGCTAGGCTTGCCCGTGTTCCGCTGGCTCGATGACAACTATGATTGGCCACATTCTCCGTGCGTGGATTTTGATAAAAAAACGTTCGAGTGCCAGAAGGATCGGGCTTGCTTCCTTACCGCGCATCCGCGCGCCTATGACCTGAGTGATCCGGGGACCGGCAAGACTTTGACGGCGCTGTGGTCGGCTGACGCGCTCATGACTGAGTACTCTCGCATGGGGCAGCGCGTGCGCGCCATCATCGCGGCGACACTATCGACCCTCGATGATACGTGGGCGCGCGAGCTGACCACCCATTTTCTTGGGCGCCGGACGTTCGCAATCCTGCATGGGACAGCGGATAAACGGGAAAAGGAATTGGCTCGTGATGTGGATTTTTACATCATCAACCACGACGGCCTTAAAACTGGTGTTTACCGGGGCAATCGCAATCAGCTTGTCTTTGATGGCTTTGCTGCCGCGCTGGAGAAGCGCAACGACATTCGCATAGCCATCGTTGATGAGATCGGGATGTATCGCAACTCGTCGACCCTACGGCATCGGATCGGCCGCCGGCTCCTTTCATCACGAGATTACTTTTGGGGATTGACCGGCACGCCTATACCACAAAGTCCCGAGGATGCACACGGCGTGCGCAAGTTGAAAGACCCGTTGTGGCCGGAGACCAAGGCGAGCTGGCGTTCCAAGGTCATGGTGCAGCTCAATGAAAATCTATGGCGTCCGAAACCTTCAGCAGCGCAGACAGTTGCTGAGACACTCACGCCCGCGATCCGTTATCCATTCTCGGACGAAACGGTTCCCTCCATGCTGCCGCCCGACTTACGCAAGGTAGAACTTACGCCCGAGCAGAATAAGCTTTTGCGAGAGCTTAAGCGTGAGCTGTATGTGCAGTTCAAAGATGGCGGTGAGATCGAGGCGATCAATGAAGCCGCGGCGCGCACCAAATTTTTGCAGATTATGGCCGGCGTCGTTTATGACAGCAATCACAAGGAGCACGCGCTACCTTGCTCCCCCCGCTTGCAGGCGCTCAAGGAGGCTATTTTTGAGACACAACAAAAAGTGATCGTATTTGCCTCTTTCACTTCTGTGGTACACATGCTATATGAGTTCATCAATGAGCATGTACGGCCTGCGAGCTTCGTGATCGGCGCAACATCTAAAGATCAGCGGAAAGATTTGTTCACTCGTCTGCGCAATTCCCCTGATCTGCAAGTGCTCGTCGCTGACCCGGTGCCAATATCGCACGGGCTCAACTTCCCGCAGGCAGATACCGTGATCTGGTATACGGCGACTGACAAGGCAGACAGCTATGAGCAAGGCAATCAGCGTATAAGGCGGCCGGGACAAAAGTTTCCGCAGCGAATCATCCAAATATATAGCTCGCCAGTTGAGCGGGAGATATTCCATAGGCTCGACAACTCCCTGTCTCTGCAGGGAGCGATGCTGAAACTGATTGAGGATAGGAAATGAGCTTCATAATTGCTGCTTTTATTTGGTCTACGCTATTAATGCTGTGGGTGTTTTTAATGACTTATTGGGCGTGGTGTGTAACGCATAAACTACGCTGGTATGAACATTTATTCGATGAGATTAGCCGCAAATTTCATTGGTATGATGAGCGGATTCGTATGTACGAACGTAAACCCATGGAGTAGGGGCGATGGAATACACTGCGCTAGAAGTCATAACTAAATATTTCGAAATCGATGATTTCATTGAGCATGAGGATAAGGCGCACAAGATACGGATGGCTCCTTACCTTGAAGCGATAGAGACGCTGCGCAACGCGGCAGCTTTGCTTGCTGAGCAGACACAGCAATCATCGCTTTCTACTGAGATCGGGACGGCTTTCCCGGTATCGCAGAAGCGGGTCAAGTGCGTCGATAAAGCAGCTATGATCGCGTGGATCATGGAGAACCATCGTGACGAGTTTTTGACCGCGCATGTGAGCAAAGACGCAGTCATTCAGTTCTACGAGCAGCGTAAAGAGGCGCTGGACAAGAAAATGGACGAAGGCAGCGAGGTCTGCCCTACTGACTTGAGCCTGCTACCTCCGGGGGTTGAGATGGAGGAGTTCAAGCAGTGGCAGTTTCGACGTAAGTGAATAGTGCAGCGGCGTACGGGAAGCGGTCGGCATCGTCTAAAGCTATAAGACGCTCGTAAGAGAAATTGGGGTAGCGGCAAAACCCTGTGCTGACAGGTTCGTTTCCTAGGACCGAACCGATATAAGACCATACGCGGGATGAGCACTATAAGTTCAACAAAGGAGAAATGGGAATGAGCATTTTTGATAGACACGGCGAAGGCCGGGGCTTGGCCCGGATCGCGCAAGAGTCCGCGCTCGGTAGCGGGCAGCCAGCGCACATCTCTATTTTGGGCAGCCGGTTCGCCCTTATCGACGCGGAAGGGGAGCGCTATGAATGGCCAGCGCTGTCGCTGGACGTTGTGATTTTAGATATCAACGTCAACATCAGCCGCATATATTGGGCTACTGCGTATCAGCCCGGCGATGACGGCACGCCGCCCGATTGCTGGTCGGACAACGGCATTGCTCCGTCGAGCCTCGCTTCTTTGCCACAGTCGGCGGCGTGCGCAGGCTGTCCGCAGAGCGGATGGACGCAGGTAAGTCAGATTTCCGGCAAGAACAAGCCTGCATGTTCTTCCAAGCAAAAGCTGGCGGTCACTGTTCTCGATGACGAAGTCGCGCTCGCGTACTTGCTCGCGGTTCCGGTCATGTCCATTCCGCATCTCAAGAAATACGCCGCTATGGTACAGACCTATACCTGCCCTGGCACGACACGGCCGGCTGATCTGGAGGACGTGATCACACGTGTCTCGTTCGTCCCCGGCAGGACTGGCGAGTTGCAGTTCGAGTCGCTCGGCTGGATTTCATCGATCTATCGTAGCAACAACGGCTACTACATCGCCCGGGCAACTCCCGGTGCAATGATCGGTCGCGACAACCCGATCACCAACGCTGACGATGGGGGCGAGAGCTTCGCCGCGTTCGCTGACATGGTGGTGAACTCCAAAGCTACCCGGCTCTTGATCGGCGCTGACGACAAGCCTCGCTTGGCAGGCCCCCCGCCCACCGTGGCACTGCCCGCTCCCGTCCCGGCTCCGCTCGCTTCCCCACCCTGGCAGGAGGGCGCGACGGTAGCCCCGGCTCCGATCGGCCTGCAGGGCGCGGTAGCGGCTCCGCCACGCCCTCCAGGGCTGCATATGCCACCGCCCCCGCCGCAGCCGCCCCCTGCTCCGTCCGGGCATGGTGGCCCCCGTGCGGGCTCTGGCAGGCCCAAGGGCTCGCGTAACCGCAGGCCGCTTGAGACCGTCGCGCCGCCCCCGCAACCGGCGCAGACGATCCTACAGCCGTCTATGGCGGCTCCCGGCGCTGCTCCCGAGGCTGTCACCCCGATCCGCATGGGCGGGCCTGGGGACCCGGCAGCGCTCGGAGCAGCTCCACGGCCGCAGCCAGCTCCGCTCAGCAGAATGGTTCCGGCGGAGCTTGCCAAGAACAACCCACCTGAGTTTGGTGGTCCGCAGGCGGTCAATCCTACGCCCGCCCCCCTGCAGGGGGAGGGGATTCCTGACTTCCTGCGCCGGCAGCAGCAGGCTCCTCCTGGCACCTACCAGAACCCTGTACCAGCCTCCGATGAGCTGTCGGCAGCACTTAGCAAGGCGATCTCACTCAACACAGGGAGATCACAATGACTACAGGCCCTATCTATGGGCAGATCGCTTTTCACAAGCGGTTGCGCGCGCTAATGCGCGCGGCCGACTTGATGAAGAGCGACGTTGCCATCCTCTTCGATCGGCCGTATCCTACGGTGCGCCGCTGGATCGTTGATGAAGACCGCGAGCCTGTCGGCCCCGCCGGTCGCGAAGCCTACCGCGTACTGAAAATCCTGGAACAGCTCTTGGCGCGGAAAAATGGCTTCCCTGTCCCCACCCATCTCCTCTACCGCAAGCGCCGCCAATACATCGCAGAAATGAGGCTTCGGCATGTCGGACCGGATGAGTGCATTTTTGCGTCTCGTGCTGCCAAGTAGAGGCATCTATGCGCTTTGGACCAAGCAGGATAAAAGGCACTACTATTTTGATACGATCGAGGCGCTATGCACTAAGGCGGACACACTTTCCGCTGCCGGCTACGAGGTATATCACGCATGCGCCTCTTTCAGCGAAAAGAGACGCTCGGGTGAAACGGCGCATGCCTTGCGTGCGCTTCGAACGGATGTGGACATCCGACGAGAAGGGAAACAGACTGCGGTATATGGTGACGTAGCAGAAGCGGAGAAACAGGTTAGAGCATTTAGTGCGTACTATCACTATCCCGACCCAACGTTCATCTACTCGGGCAATGGTCTACACCCGTACTGGCCTGCGGATCGTGACTTGGACCCAGCGACGTGGCTACGGCTTGCCACGCTCTTACAAGCCCGTATGGACGCGTTCGGGCTTTCCGTCGATCGGCAAGTTACGACTGATCTGGCACGCATACTACGCCCCCCGGATACTTACAACCTGAAAGACCCAAGCAATCCGAAGCTCGTTCGTGCCGGCGAGCTTGCGGGTCCCTATGATCCGGCACTTTTTGAAGGGGTGACAGATGGAAACCTACACAGAGTGGCACTGCAAAATGGACCTGCGCGAGGTTTTGCGCCAGTCTCTCCTATGCGGGCAACTAGCATCGACGTTGTCCGCAGAGCTTGCAAACAATTTGAAGCTTTTGAACAGCATTGTGAAAAACTTACCGAGCCCCAATGGCGGGCGTTCGTCGTCACTGCAGGATGCTGCTCAGGTGGCAAAGAGTATGCGCACATACAGTCGTCGAAAGACACGAAAAGATACGACCCCAAAGCCATCGACTACGATATCGAGTACTGGCACAAAAAAAGCTCGCGCCCGCCGACGTGCGACTACCTGCGTGCAGAGCTTGGCAAAGAAGCCTGCCAAGGCTGCCAGCTTGAGCGCCGCAGGGGGGCGTCGCCGACAGACGCAGCCGAAACTGAACAAATATTGGTTCAACGCGATGGATTGATCGTACCCGACGGCTTTGCTGTCCACGACGATGGTTCGTTGTGGACAACAGGGATGCCTACCAGCGTGGCAAGCAAGCAGATACTTGTTTGCAACACCCCCTTCTCCTATGTGGGGCTGCGCGAAGACGAAACCAAAAAATCTAGAAGCTTGCTGCGCTTTAACGGCTATGAGCGCAGCGTGGATGAGCATTTCCTGAAGCACAAAGCGCATGCAAGTTGCGCCGGGATCGACGTACGTAACGTAGATTTGCTTGGTACTTACATATCCGCCTGTGCAGATATTTACAGGAAGGCATTTGGTGCGATGCAAGAGTTCAATACCATGGGGTGGAAAGACGAACATTTCGTTTATACAAAAGAGCCAGCGGTGGATTATCTTGCAGTTATGCAGAAATGGTTTTCCCCATCCCCCAACGCATCACTCGCTGCATGGCGCGAAGCCACCGAAGTATTTTTTGAAGACGGTATGGAGCTGTATGCAGGGTTTCTTTACCTCGGCTTTTCCGGTCCGCTGATGAGCTTGCTTTCCTGGGCTGAAGGGGGAGCAATCGCTGGGCTGGTCTCGGCTGAGACAGGTATGGGAAAGAGTTTCGTATTGATGTGCGCGTTGTCAATTTGGGGGCATCGTGACATGGATACGAACGCGAACGATACTCATAACTCATACTTCAAGAAGCTGTCCACGCTCAGGCACATAACGCAGTTTTATGATGAGATGCGTTTCTTTACCCGCGAGCAGGCTGCCACCTGGGTGCAGACGTTTTGCAGCGGTCGTGAGAAGACCCGGCTTAACCGGGCTACGGAGTTGACGATAGGGAACGCCTGGTGCACGTCGCTTCTCTTTACCAGCAATGTATCCCTAGTTTCCATGCTGACCGATGACTTCGGCGAGATGGATGCCTGGGCATGGAGAGTTCTTGAATTGTATCCCGCGCTGCCGAGACCGCCGAACCTGCTGCTCGGCACTCAATTGGGAGAGATATGGTTCAATAACCGCGGCATTGCTGGGCAGAGGTTCATCGAAGCGTTGAATGAAGTAGGAAAAGAACGTCTTACTCAGGCAGTAAAGGAAGAATATGAGCATTTGGAACGATACACAAGCTGGCCTGCGGATGCTCGTTTCTATTTACGACTTCTGGCATGCGCTAATGTGGCCGGCCGCATTGCCCATCATTATGGCATCCTGGCTCACGCCCCCGAGCCCTACATCGGCGCCATCATTGCTCACGTTGACCAAAGACCGTGCTGGACGGATAGCAAACGCGTCGCACAAAACCAAATCGCACATCTGATCGGCGGCTCTCGCCGTTATACAATCGACGACAAGAACCCGAACGCCATGATGCCGGGGAGTGAGCTATATTCAAGGATAATACGAGCGCGTAATGTCAGGGCTATCTCTGTTCCCTACGCACGCAAATGGTGCAGCCGTAACCGGGTAAATTATGAACGCATGGTTGCTACTCTAGGGTTAAAGACAGAGTTTGTCGATTTGACAGAGATGGACCCTGGAGCTTCAAAAGCACTGGCTGAATGCCTCATTATGCCGGTCGAGTTTCATGTTGCTTCTGTACTCGCGCCGGCAGAGCGGAATGTAGTTCCGTTCAGGCCGTCGGTATGATCGTCTTCAGGTCCTGCTTGGTCCGCTTCAGCTCCTCAAGAAGTTTCGGCAGCATGTCTATCCGTTGCTTTTTGAGGATGTGGTCGTCGACGTGCAGACGAGTGCGCAGCACGTCGGCCCACGCCCGCTGCTTCGCTTGCAGCCATTGCTTCTGTTCTGCAGGGGGGCGCATGTGCAGGGGAACAGCTAGCACCTCAAGGATGTTTTCTAGTGCAAGATGAGTGAGATCATCGAGCCGCTCAGCGGGGTTCACGGGCTGTACTTCAGCCCCTTGGCAAAGCCCTGCTTCTGCAAAATCGGCAATTGAGCGGAGAGGCGGTCGCCGATGTCGGTCCGGTACATAGGGCTTGACGGCATTCTCTTTTTTATCCGGCTGAGCCGGCGGTACACGAGCGTCTTGGCGTCCTGCACCGTCTTGGCTAACGCCGTCATCGTCAGCACGTAGTCTCCCGCGGTCACCCACATCGGCCGCATCTCGATGCGGTCTCCGATCTCGACTGGAGCTTCCGCCCACATCGCTTCGCTGAAGTGTATGTGCGGCCGTAGCTTCGGCGTCACTCCGTAGATCGGAATGCCGACGATCTCCTTGCCCGTCATCCGGCTGTAAGGATAGTCCGGCACAGAGAGAACGACCCCGATCGCGAGCGGGCCGAGCAAAAATGGAACGTGCGGCTGCCCGATCGCCAGCCCGTACAGCCATTCCAGCGGGTCCTCGCCCGGCTTCAGGAGTGTCATCTGAAGCTGGAAGGCCGGCCAGCCCAGACGGGTCGTGAACTCCAGTGGCCACGGGGTACCTTTCTCGTCAATAATGCAGTTCACATCAACGTCGCCGATATAGCGCTGCGCCTTGAGCTGCTTCTCCAGGGGTTTTAGCACGAGATCGGCGAGCTTGGAATGTCGCACGTAGCGCAGGATTGTACCCTGCTCCCCGGTGGCGACCCCCATGTCGTCGTTCATCATTTTCTTGAACTCGAAATTCTCCTCCCATACCCCGATGAACCCCTCGGGCCCGAACCAGCCGCTCACCCCCATCTCGATGCCGGGCATGAACTCCTGCAGGACAAAGCTGTTCTTGAGCTTGTTCGACTTCTTCCAGCGTTCGAGCATGTAGATCATGTCGGCTGGGCCACTCGAACAGTAGGACAGCGCCTTGTCGTTGGATGTAGCTCCGTTCGGCTTGCTGACGAACCTGCCCATGGTCCGCTTCACGAACTTTATCGCTTCGTCGTAGTCGTGAAATTCAATGGCGGGCAGCACACTGATCCCCGCCTTGGCGAACACGCGCTGCCCAACCATGCGCTCGTGCTCCCACGCCGCGGTAACTTGATTGGGGGCGACGACGAGCCCGCCCTCGGCAGTATGGCGCTCAAGATCGGCTATGTATTTAGTGTTGTCAGTGACAACCGTCAGATCGCTCCAACGTAGCCAGGGCTTGAACTCGGTAACGACATCGACGACGCCCTTGCCGATCTGCTCGCGCTTGTCCGCCTTGAGGCACAACTTGACGTGATGTCCGGCCTCCTGCGCCCGCATGGCGAGGTCTAGCCCCGTGCCGCCGTAATCCAGGATCAAGAGCCTCACTCAGTGGTCCCCCCGTATTCCCTGATGGCCTGCAAGCCACGCTCCAGCACCCCTCTCGTCTTCCGTCGCGCTACGGATCGTATATCCCGGCGCTCTTGTTTTGGTTTGTACGCCTGAGAGGCTTCAGAAGGCAGCTTCCAGCCTAGAACTTCTGCTGGGAGAGCTTGCGCCGGCTGCTCTGACCCTGCAGCACGAGAGACCGTTCCATAAGGAGCTAGAAGCCCCTGCAGCAAATGATCCCCGATCTGCACTCCTCGCTCTAGGGATGTGCCTTTTGGCTCTGCGATCAGCCGGCCGGACCAAGTTTCCCGCCCTGTGGACGCTTCAACAGCTTGCGTTATCAATGGTGAGGGGATCAGCATGCTGGCGAGCAGATCGCTGAACCCTTTGGTATCGCCTGTTGCAGCCTTGAGGTTCTCGTTGGCAGCCTCCGGCAAGTAATCCTCGAACATATTCTGTACACCCCCCATCGCCGCTGCAGAGTAGGAAAATGGACCGCGGCGCCGCACAGTGGCGGCTTCATTACCGGTTACTTTCCGCACGGCCTGATCGAGAACGGGATAAATCACGAATGCAGCGAGCCCGGCAGCCATCCATTGCCCGACAGCGTCCCACCTTTCTTTGCCGGTTTTACCTCGTACCAAATCATTGACCATGCTAGCCCAGCTTTTCATAGCTCCGTAGTGATAGCGGTTGAAGATGGTCAAGAGCGGATCTTGCATGGCAACGCTTAACAGGCGGCTGCCGAGAACCTCAGGCGGAACACGATAGTTAGGGATATGCTTCTCGGCTTCCCTGATTGCTTCTACAGTCGTGAGACCTCTGCGCTTAAGCTCCATGACTCGTTGCATCATGAAAATATCGTTGGCCCACCACATCGCTCGGCGTGAGCCTTCATACATCAGCGCGCCGAAGTCGGCGGCCCGGTTGACCGGCCACCCCAATCTTTTCATGACCGGTCCCCAGCGGGCGGGATCGCGGGCGATCTCCATCCCCATCTTGCGCGCCAGCAGGGTTTCAAACTCGCGATTCATCACCCCGCCAAAAAACATAGAGCTGCTGTTGCGCAACAGATCGCGATAAAGAGGGCCTTGCGTAGTGACTTCTTTGACGGCCTTGAACCCATCTCGCATTAAACGCCAATACCCCTGCGGCGTAGCCCATTGCCAGCCGCGGCTCACATACCAGTGACCCATGACATTGAGAGCGTGCGGGGTTGGGTTCCAGAACATAGTGCCTGCAATCGCGTGGTTAGTGCGCCGCAACACTTCAATCCAATGATCGCTGCCAAACCCTGGCGAATAGAAATCATCAATGGTATGTGCAAGCCTGGGGTCCATAACGTACCCCTTGAGCTGCGGCAGCTTGGTCTCAATCCATCCTTTCGGGGCGGTCGCCGGGCTCCTAGTCATCCATTGCGCGCCCGTCTGCTTGAGCCTGTTCAGGGTTGCGATGTTGCGGTCTATCGCTTCCAGCTTCAGCGTATTGACCGCCGTGTTGTAAGCAGCGTTCAACACGTATCGCGTAGGCGTGTTCTGCTCGACTTCGTCGGATATAGCGCGTCGGACCGTATAGTCCTTGCCGCCGATCTCGACTGCCTCGCCCGGTTTCAATTTACCGTCATCAATCGCCCGCACGGTCTTTTTGTTGTTCTCCCATTCAATCGCTTGCCCTTCGCCGATGTCCTGCACGAGCTTGAAGCGGTCCTTAGGATCGACGGGATCGAGCGCTACGTATTTCGGGCTACGCATAGAAACAGCCTGCTTCGGCAGGCCTCCGCCGCCGCGAACGCCAAAAACCGGATCAGGATGCGCTCCGCCTATTGTGAACGCGGGCGTGTGGTCAGCCGCCTGCCGATGCATGTAGTTCGGATCAAGATCGGATATGTCGACTGTCTTTCCCAAGCCCTGCTTGGCGCTGACATAAGCTGCCTGCTCACGCTGCTTGAGCGGAGCGATATATTTGTTCCAGACGACTTGCTCTTCAGGTGACAAAGCGCCGAGTCCGCCGCGCTCAAACCTACGGTACATGGCTTCCTGCGCTTTCGGCGAGGATATCACCGGAAATTCCCGCTGCATGCCCTGTAAATAAGTCAGCATCTCACGCTCGGACGCCACGCTGTGGCCGCCCAGCGCATGCAGCTCATCCGCTACATCGCGGATGAAATCCTTCGGCGCCGCGGGCGGCGCGGCTGCAGGGCGCGGCGTAGGCGGCGGGCCGGCACGCGGAGGTAAAGGCAGGCCTCCGGCGGGCGGGCCCGGGCCTCGTGGTGGGATAGGAGGAGCGCCGGCGGGCGGGCCCGGGCCTCCTGGCGAGGTTCCGGCGGGCGGGCCCGGGCCTCCTGGCGAGGTTCCGGCGGGCGAAGCGCCGGCGGGCGCTGCAGCCTTCGGACGGATGGCAAAGGAAGCAAACGGCTGCGGTTCTCCCGGCACGCGCAACCAGTTCTTTTGCTCGGCTTCGGGATACCGCGCCTCTGCGATTGTACTGCCATGCAGGCTGATGTTACCAGCTTGCGCTTCACGTAGCAGGGCCTTGTGAACCTTTTCACGCGACAAGCCGCTTTGTGTAACCAAGTCGTGAATAGAGGCTTGCTGGTTGAATTTACCTGCCGCCGCGGCTTTCATGGCATCGAGAGCTAGCCCTGCCTCCGCCACGGGCGCAGCTGCCACGGCGGCCACTGGCGCGGCCGTAGCTGCGCCCGTGGCGGAGGCAGGG